GATGAACTATCAGCAAAGTCTTCTAATTGTGGTTCTACATCACCGTTCTTTATTCTGAGTGGATTACTAATATCCCTGTTGAATTGGCTTACAACCACTGGTGTATATCCATAGAAGTCTCTAGCATATCTAAGTTCATCAGACATTTTGTCAATTGCTGATTTTTTATTAGGCTGAGCTTGTGTAGTCTTCAATAGACCAATGTGATCTATAACAACAATAGTTATTTCGTTCTCATTATTAGGAACATAAACCTTGTTATACTGATCCACTTGTTCTATTACACCATTCTCAAGAGCATGTGCTTTGAGTTCTTTGGCTATACCTACAGCATTCTCTGGACCATCGATGATTGTAATAGTTTCATTCATATTTCCCATGTAATCTTCATACATTAGAAATAGATCGTGCTCATCTTTGGTCATTTTATCAGTCCAACCTAATAACTTAGGGACAGGAACTATGATTCCTTGATCTAAGAATATCTTTCTACTCACCCACTTAGCTAGCTTGTATGTCTTGCTACGCTCCATGGATCTATAGATAATCCTAAGTTTAATCTTGGGACTCTTTTGGCTAATATACCAATCAAATGGATTTAAGACATATGCATCATCTACAAAGGAAGTTTTACCAGAACCAGTAAGACCACCTATTAGTGTATACATAGACTTTCTGATACCTATATATCTATTAAGCCTGTTAAAGCCCATAGGGATACCACTATTTCTACCATCTATTCCTGCTTGTACTTCTCTTTTTAAATGTTCAAAACTCATATGTCAGTTCCTCCTTTAATAATTGGTTTTTCCTCAATTGTTTTACCTTCTCTAATCAATTCAATGAATGGTTCAAATGTTCTCTGATTCAAATAAGTTAGAGAATTCTGCATATAACTAAGCTTATTAGTCTTACTTTTATATGAATTCTCTTTCTTCTGAAGCACTTCGTATTTTAGTGCTGCGATCAATTCCTCAACTGTGTATTCTCCTTCTTGAATAATAGCATTAAACTTAGTTTTACAGTCATCTTTCTTCATTCTCATGCTTCTAGTGCCTGTAAAATCCTTACCCTTATGGGTAAATGTATCAGTGCCTGGATAAGTCTTCCACCACTCATCAAAATCGTTAGAGTCTTGCTTCTTCTTAACTAATTTAGTTTCTGGTGTACCTTCCTCATCTAGAAATCCTAATACTGATTTACCAATAAGCGTAAGTTTAAAGTTTTCTGTTAGTAAACCTTTTCTTCTCAATGTTTGACACAATACACTCATCTTTGGATTGTCACACAGAGCTGTTGCATCTGCACCTTCCTCAATCAATTTTAGGAGATATATTATATCTAGGCTATATCCAGCCTTTAATATCTCCTCAAAATGGTAAACTGTAATGTTTAGTTTCATGTGTCTTCTTGTCTAATATATGATCTATGTCTATAACTACAATCTGAGCAGGTTGTCTATTTAGTTCTTGATTTATCTTATCACTAAGATCCTGTCCTTCTTCATGCAAATATACAAAATCTTTAAGAAATTCCCTCTCCCAATCCTCTATTATTTCCAGGTTTTTCATTCTCATATTTTTTGTTGTTCCAAAAATAAGCACAACCTAGTGTTGCAACACCAAATGCATCATGATTATCATCAAACATGAATTCTAGCTTATATGGTGGTTCTGAGAAATATGATTGGTCTAGTTCTTCAGGGGTGGCTGTGTATCTATGGCAATTTAGTCTCAACAGACAACTCCCCCCCTTGCACATTGTTATGTCCATCTTCTGTAGTTTTACGGTGATTAATATAAACTCTCAATACTCTACCTGTGTCTTCAATCATTACAACAACTTTAGATCTAGCATCCCAATTATAATATTTAAGGACACCGTTTTCTATAATCTCCACTTGTGTAACTAATGTTGAATTCAGTATATTTTTGCTAGGTAGTTTGCTCAGGGTTATGTCCCTCGTGCTCATTGGTCTTAGTGCCATTGTATAATTTAATCAGGTCTTTTAAATGATTTTTACTTATTAAACCTTTAGTTTTAAAAACGACATTATCTCCTCTTTTAAATATAAGTGTAGGGATACTAGTCACTTCATGTTTAACAGCAGACTGAGAGTCTTCATCAATGTTTATCTTTTGTACATCGATATCATCAAACTCAGCTACCACTTCATTAAACGCTGGTCCAAAGGCTTTACATGGACCACACCATGGTGCACTAAAGTACAACACTTGTAATTTATTATTCATATTATATATTTTATTCTGCTGCATAACCAAAGAATACCCATTCACCATCTCTTTCATTAATGGCTTTCTTATATGTAATTTTAGCTACAGTTTTATTAGCTTTTTCTAACACCTTCTCCATTGTTATATATGTAGATTCTGTTGTCTTTTCTGTATGGGCTCTAGCTTTTGTAACAGCTTCTCCTTTAGTGAGATAGGAACCAATGTAACTATCATAACCAGAATATACAAAATACTTAAGAATCCATTTCTTTGTACCTGGTGTAACTATGTGCTCCACTTGTGACTTAGTCTTGTTCTTATTACCAATAGGTGGTACAACGCATATAGCTGAACAATCACGTTTGCCCATATTTTCAAATCTATCACGTATATAAGCAGATACATCATTAAACTTACTTCTCTTATATAGTTCTGTTTCATCTCTAAATCCATGAGTAGTACTGATAGTACCATTGTATCCATCTTGACTACCATATTCATATTCAGCTTCTTCGCAAGCTCTTTTATATGCTTCTTGTGCTGTTTTACCACCATATCTTGTTTTAAATTGACATGCTCCCATAATTATCTGTTTAAAATTTGATCTAATTGTTGTTGTGCTTCCCATCTAGAATAAAATGGTCCACTATGTTTCTTTTTTCTAGGTGTTGTTATATATATCCACCAATTAACTCCTCTTCTTGATAAGGATCTGGTTGATCCTGTTTTGACACAGCTTATTATGTATTTTTGATTACTCATAACTATCCTTTTATACGTAAACCAAACTCAAGATCAAACCAATCAAATGTACTCTCAGCTCTTGATTTGTTGCATTTAAATACCTTCTTAAGAAGAGGAATTGCATAAGCTTTGAATTCATCGTGTTGTTCTTGTGTCATGGTCCATTTGTTGTACCATTCTTTTGTCATGTGGGCTTCTTGTGTAGATTTACCAATCATTCCTAATTGGTAATCTACCAAGTGATCAGCTATATTTTCTCTATTGATCTTTCCCATTATAATGTTAATTGATATCCGTTAATATGTTTATATGCTGGGTAACCTTGTATATTTTTTTCTGTTACCTCTCTAGTCCATTCTTTTCTGAAATGTGAAGAGGGTTTATCATCTTTAATTTCAGCAATAATACATGTGTCACCTTTATCTTCTACAACCTGCATTAGTTTTGGTTCATATGATCTTCTGCTAGTCATACTCATATCCCATGCATGGACATAGAATCTTCTACCTTCAAGTGATTGTGCTTGTATCATACTCTTTTCTTTATGTATTCATAAAATTTGTCTGCATCAAATGTATCACTTACAGCTTCAAAGAACCATCTATAAGCCCAATAGAAATCTGATCCATCAGGATTTGCATATCCATGTTCTTTGCAATGATCTACTACTAAATCTGCAGCTATTTTAAAATGTGACTTTCCCATTAGAATAAACTCATTTGATTAGGGTTAACAATAATTTTTCTTTTCTTCCCTTCAAGCTGTATCTTATGTACAATACGCTCAGCACGCTCTATATAATATGCGTGATTGATGTTATCAAGAGGATGATCTTTCTTTAGATGATTACATACATGCATCACCCAATCACCTGCTTCCACCTGACTAACATCTGCAGCATTAGACTGACATTCAGGATTCTTAACCTTCAACAGCTTCTCACCAGTGTTACTTACATAATATCTGATAAGTTTATTGTAGATGGTTTTACTATCCTTACTGTGTCCTTCGTAGTGGAAGTCTTTGCTAGCTTTCTGCCTGAGGCAAAAGTCGTATATATTTGTGTGATTATGAATGGTATCAGCCACAGGCACACCATTAACAAACCAATGCTCAAGTGCAATAGGAACAATACGAGCACTTTTATTTTTGTGTAGTTCAAAATCTGTGAGAAAATCCCCCTTTTTCTTAATTTCTCCATCTGTTTTAATTGCTAAATAGTCATTAACTGTGCTAAAGATAATCTTCTGGTAGTCTGTACGCTCAAGCTCATAGCTTGTAAGCTCCATCCACCATTTGTTTATCTCATGCATTTTATTTATTTTATCCTTTGTCACCATAATAGTAACACCATCTGTATTAGCTGATATAATGTTTATGTCATTAAGTTCATATGCTTCTATCAACATCAATAGACTCAATTCACCTGTAATAGTGGTGAACATAGTTAGTTGTCTATCATATATCCAGTTTTGCATATCACTAGACTTACCATATACACTATTAACAGCAAGCTTAAGAGCACCCACAATACCTTTGATTTTCTTATCTTTCTTAGCCAAAGGTTTAAGCTCCAATCTCTTTTCGAACATTTGTTTGTATCCTCTAAGAAATTCAGGACCCAAGTGAGCAGGATAACGAGAATTGTTGATAATAATGGCAGGATAATAAGAAGAAACATCCCAATCCACAATGAGTGTATTATCATCAGCTTCAAATATTTTAGGTTTGTTCTCTGTATGTAGACCACCCTTAGCAAATGTGTATACATTACCTTTAAACTCTAATGACTCTTTAAAATCATCAGTGAGTGTGAACACTTGCTTCTTGACATGCTTTAAGAACTGTTGTAGTTCTGGTGTCTGGAATGCTACATATTCAGCAATACAATTCTTTGCTTTAACTTCCTTACGGAAATATCCTTTCTT